GGTGCTGCGGGTCCTGGAACCAGTTCAATACTTACATCTACCGATGGAATAAATTGGACTGATACTACTGGTGCATTTGATAATGCAGGATTTGGAATAGCTTGGAATGGTTCATTGTGGGTTGCTGTAGGTCAAACTACTGCTACAATACTTACATCTACCGATGGAAAAAATTGGACACCATCTACTAATGATCTTACTATAGGTAGAGGAGTGGCTTGGAATGGTTCATTATGGGTTGTTGTAGGACGAGGAGATAGTACTTCCACTACAATAGTCACATCACCTGATGGAATTACTTGGACACGGTCTAGTAACGGTGGTATTCCAGGTCTTGCTGCTTCAGGATATGGAGTAGCTTGGAATGGTTCATTGTGGGTTGCTGTAGGACTAGGATTCAGTATCACCAATCCATCAAATTTTCAGACAATATATGCATCAACTGATGGAATTAATTGGACTGATACTACTGGTGGATTTGAATTTAATGGATATGGAGTAGCGTCTACAAACATATGGAAAAATACACCAGTATCATTCAGTGATGCATTTTCAAAATTATCTAATGCTTTTTCTAAAAACTTAGGAATCCTAATCTAAATCTTTCCAACAATCTTATGGATTGACAAAGCAGAAACACCGGATACATCTGAAACTGTTTTCATTTGTGTTTTAGTTTTTAGTCCCATTACATGAGCTACAACACCAGCAACAATTGTCTTTGGTGTGTGTTCAAATTCATCTTCAGACTTCAATGAAATTTCATAAAGTAGATCCATAATCTTAGATCGCTGTTCATCGTTTAATGCTAGTCCTGCACATAAACGTTCTGCAATTCCAATCTGCGTTTGGAGAACAGTGTTATCTGTTGGTAAGAAATGTGTAACAGCTTTACACAGTGCTCTAATATTTACTGTCATTAACTTAGAAATTTCTTCATGTGATCGCGGAACTCCATTATTGCGGCATGCTACGAATACTGCAGCGCCTATAAGTGCACGACGTGTTTCTCCACGTACTTTTTGTGCATCTTCTAATTGCTTATACATTCCACAAGCATCCATAATGATTGATTTTGGTAATCCAGCATGAGTACAACACAGATTTATTGAGTCGAATATACCCATCCATGATCTTTGTGAATTTGATGATAGTGACCAACATGACAGTCTTTGAAGAGCCTTCATGTTGGCTGAATTAGCGCCTTTATATGATATAATTGAACCGTATGATGATTCGGGAAGTAGATCAGAGGTTACAAATCCTGTTCTACATTGGTCTTCACCCTTTGAATCTTCATAATTCCTCCATTCTGCTCCTTCATCAATAACTTGATCGAATATTATTCCACATGTTGTACATACTTGCTGACCTTCATCAATTATTAGAGTATGTTTACACTCCATATTGGTACTAAGTAGTTTTGCTTTTCTTTTTATTCGTTTTACGCAATGGAAACATTCTTTCAAGATGCATGTCAAATACCTTATGATATAAAAACTTAATTTTAGAATCTAAAAAATCAAGAAATAAGAACATTGAATATGCAAAGAATACTCCTGACATATACGTATCAACTAAAGCATCTAGTTCACGGCTTACATGAAAAATTGGAGGTGCTTCTTTGATAATATATGTGATCCAAAAGGCAATTGTTCCAACTACTGCTAATTGAATAGATACATCACCTACTTGATATAATGTAGATTTGTTCTCCCAATCTTCATCGTGTTCATCAATAAAGTAATATAATAAATAAGATACAATTCCACCAATTACTGTGTAAAAAATTGCCAGTATTCCTGTATTTAGTGTGACTCCGAATATTTCAGAGAGCTCCATTATATTTAATTAGTGAATTTCAAAATCATAACTCCACCTCCAATCATTGCAATAGCAATAAAATCATGAAAATGTAAAACTTCTTTAAAATATAGAACACCTACGGTTGTAGTTGCCATAACAGATAAGCCTGACCAAAGCGCATTTGTAAATGCGAGTCCGGTGAGCTTAAATGTTTGTACAAGAAATAGACCAACACCTACATATAGCAAAACACCTAATAAAAACCATCTCCAATCATTCAATGATTTCTTAAAACATGTCATAGCGCATGTTTCTAGCCCTACGATTGCAAGAATATAAAATATAATCCAATAATATGTTAGATTAACATTCATTTATACTATTACTCAGAAGGATCTCTCGCCATAAAAGCTATTGTTGATGGATCATATACCTGAGGACGATAATTTGTAGCTAATATTGGTATACCCATATCACGTGTCTTTACGGGTTTAATCCAAGAAATCAACAAATATTTACTTTCAACAAGCCATACCCAATATCCTGCTGCTACGTATTCTTTCATAAGAAACTCAATAGCTTCTGAAAGATGATAAAGAGGATATCCAAATACAAATGATGGCACTTCATACACAATATATGGTGCCTTAGTATTATGTATCGCTTGTTGTTTAATTTTGGCTTGAATTTGTGTCATAACTGGAGACATCGCAGCCATACGATTTAACCTTCGGGATTCTTGCTGATTCCATACTTCACGGGCTTTCAGCATTGTCACTTATTACATAACAAGAATGTCTCTGCCGTTCCGCAAACTTGGACTTGGAGGTGGTGGCGTAAAAGGTATATTACATATTGGTGCTTTACGAGAATTATCTAAATATCAACAACTATATTTTCCTGATGGAATATATGGTTCTTCTATTGGTTCAGTAATTGCTACTTATATTTCGTTTGAACTTTCTATCGATGATAAATTAATCGAATTAACAAAAAAACATTTATCCAGTGATAAAATTATACCAAACCTATCATTTAAAAATATTACATCAGGTATTACTGAAAAAGGTGTATTTACAATGGATTTATTTCGAGAAAACTTATGTCAATTATTTGATGAACGTGGAATTGATATAAAGACCAAAAAAATTAGTGATGCAAAAATGCCGCTATACATCATCGCATCAAATATTACAAAAGGGATTCCAACTATATTTACAGGTGATGTTTTGATTATAGATGCTCTATGCTGCTCATGTTGTATGCCTGGTATTTTTAAACCACAAGAAATGTATGATCAACTTTATGTAGATGGTGATCTATTTGTTTCAAATATTGGATCTCTGCATAAAGATGCTCTTGTCATTTCACTAAAAACTAATTTTTCTGTAAAAATTACACCTAAGACTATTGGAGACATATCTATTCCCGACTTTATACGACAAGTGTATAACATGAGCGTTATTAGTCACAATGAGTTTCATAAAACTGATCTAACTCTTGAATTAGTTTATCCTAAATTATTTGCTGACTCGGATCTTGATGAGTTTGATGTTGAAGATATACTAAAAACTGCAGAGAATTCAATGCGCGGGTTTCTCATCACCAAGAGCTTTCTTAAGGAACTCCCTGAAGTTATTCACTGATGGTTTACCAACCATTTCATAAATCTTATCCTTTGTTTGAACTTTAAATGTCGGATACGATTGAATATTATATAAGGCAGATTTACCTTTATCTGTTTCAGCATTAATTTCTTCAAATGATACAGTTTTACCTCCATAAGAGTATCCTGAATTTTTTACAAGCTGTCCCATAGAGTGCCATGGTTGTTGGGCTGTTTTGCAATGAGGACACCATGTAGCATAGAAAAACATGAAGTTAGCCTGATTATCATCTAATCCACTAGATGTAGGTGGTTCTTGTTCAATAATGCGAGCACCTGGTGGTGTTCCAGTTATAGCATAATATATTCCAATACAGCCTATAACTACAATCAATGATACAATAATCTCAGTTATCATCTTTACGAAACGAGGGATATAAAATCTTTGCATCTGATCGCTGTTTCTCATAAAACTTACGATATACTTCTTGAGGTGTAATCAATGGTTCACGTATTTGAGCCCAAGCTACTTCGGCTGTTTGGCGTTCGGGCTCGTAAGCCTTTGGCGTGACTTTGTACCACTTTCCTTTGTATCTGAATATGTCCATAACGCTCCAATGCTTTTTAATAATTTAATCCATTTTGAATCTTGTTTACCTTTGTTACACCATTCTTTAAAAGTATATTGACTTCCCATTGATGAATTACATCTTGAACAAATTGGTTGTAGGTTTGTTATATCTGTTGTTCCACCCTTACATTCTGGAACATCATGTCCTGCTTGAAAATCAAACACATTAATTTTATTACGACACCATGTTGTCTTGCATTTAGTTTCAAATTTTCGACCAACCTTTTGAATCCAAAGTTGTTCTCGAATAGCCTTTGGTACTGCCTTCTTCTTATAGGTATCCATTGCTATTTAAAGCTAGACTCGTTAAAAACGGATTCATATGTCCCACTGCATTCAGTAGTGTTTATACCCTAAACACATTTTCAATCAATTTTATTATGGTAACAATTCCTCAAGAACCGCAATACGAGACTGGTAGCGTAGATATGCGCTCAATCATTCAAGAAGTTAAAAATAATGTACTCCCTAATATCGAACTTAATTATAAGCTTCGATATCATGGAGAGAATATATGGACACTCCGTATTCAACGACCAAATTCAAATCGTCGTGCCAAGATAGAGATTATCGTTGACGAATATGAAGATCCAGAAGATCGTGGAGCACGAGGGGCTGTCTTTAGTTATGGCGATATTCCACGTGAACAGGTTCGTCTTATAATGGACTCAATTATGGAGCGAATCTAAATACAAAAAAAGAGAAGGTATTAACTTTTTCAATTTACGGGAAACCAACTAGGTGTGCGCCAATACCAAAGCCGGCACCAGTACGAGCCGACGCACCTACAGATGGAGCATATACATCAAGAATGGCAAACGTAGCGAGGGCAACTAGACCAATCATACCAATCTGCGAAAGAGGTAGTGATTTACCACCCATAAACTTAGGAAGCCAAAATGCCGCAATAGCAACTACTAAGCCCTCTAGACCATATTTTACTGCACGACTAACTAAGTCTCCCATGTCAATTCCAGGCGAAGCTGCTTGTTTAACTTCAGGCATTTTATACAAGACTTTAGATAATTATTCAATGAAGATTATTAAATATAAAGTTACAGTTGATTTGGATGTCATAAAAGAATATAACATATATATCCCGGTTCAAATCGGGTATTATATAGGAATTTATTTGAATGACCCAGATGGTTGGTCAAAACATGGATACTTTTTTGAACCTACTGAAACTGGCGAAAGTGTTCATATAAGACTATCATCGCCTGCTACAATCAAGAAGATATGTGGATTACCTGGTAATTTATCATGTGCAGAACTTAATGGTAGATTTATTTACTTGAATTCGGATAGATGGTTTAATGGCGCATCTGCTTCTAAACTATCATTAGATAATTACAGACAATATATGGTTAGTCATGAAATAGGACATATACTTGGATTTGAGCATGAAAAATGTCCTTGTAAAAATTGTCCTGCACCAATCATGATGCAACAAACAAGGGGTATTGGAGAGTGTAAAGCTAATACTAAAGTTTAAATATGCCGTGAATTAAATAGCAAATGCTAACTGGATTTTATTTTCGAGGCGATGACCATGAAGCTTGGTGGCAAAATGATAAATGTTTGCCAGATTTTCACTGGTTATTTCAGTCTAAAACTATAGGTAATAGTGGTTATTGTATGATTTTTACATATACACCGCGGTAAACAACTGACTTTAACAGACGACCTCATTAATAAATAAATGCCACGTGAAGAACTCCCTAAAGTCGAAGATGATGGATCTCTAATTGACTATCTTGAAGAGGACCCAGAGATTCCTACTCAACGTTACTCAATTATCTCATTCCTTTCGCCTGAAAAAACCATTAAGCAGAAATCCGAGTTTATGAATGAAGAGTTTATTAAGTGGCTTGAGTATGATTGGAAGGTGAAAGGTATGGAACATCTAATGGTATTTCTTTCAAAGAAGTATTCTCTAAAGATCGATGATCTAATGGGTGATCTACAAGAATTCACTAAGGTGCATAATGAAGAGATTAAGAAGACTGATGTTCACGAGCAGTACCAGGTCTTCCTTTTGAAGAATGAGAAAGATTTGGAGACACAGTTTTCTGAGAAGGTTAACTTTCGTACGAATGTTCGCGGCGTAAAGCTTCGTCGTGTCTTTGCGAATCTTGAAGAATGTCAGCAATATGCTAAGGTACTTCAGCGCAAGTATCCTCGTGATAATCTTTATATTGGTAAGGTTGGGTGCTGGCTACCATGGGATCCGTCTGAGCATATGATGCCTGAGGTTGAATATGCTGAGAAGGAGCTAAATGAGCTTATGCGCAAGTATAAGGAGAATGAGGTAAATCGCGATATCTTCTTTGAAGAAGAAAAGCAACAAAAGATCGAGGCACAAAAGAAGGAAAATGCAGAGCGTAAAAAGAAGGCTCTTGAGGATTCGAAGAAGGATGGCGGAGTTATGGATATTTCAGATCTCACCGAACAGTTCAATACTGCTCTACATCCATCAGAAGGAGCTATTCGTGATGAGTAATTTCTATTAGAAAGTACAAATGGATACTGATCGACGTTCAAGAAGTCTTACTTCAAAAGGAGCTGAATATGCTGCGCAACTTCAGGCTAAAAAGAATGCCACATTAGCTCGCATTCAAGCAAGAAAAGCGTCTAATAAACTTCAACCACAGATTGATGAACTTTCATCCTTGTTTGCAAAAGTAAGTGTTGCTCAAGATGATGCAGAAGTAGATTCATTAACTGCTCAATTGGCTAGAATGGGTGGACGTAAACGTAAAACACATAAGAAAAATAGCAAAAAAGTTCGTAAGACTCGTAAGCATTAACGTCTTTTTACATCATCTTCTTTTTTAACTTTTACCCACGGATCTGTTGCTTTTCGCTTCATTTTATCAGGAGAATATTCATCTGCTGCTAACATTGAGCTTGCAAATGGTCGATTATCGGCCCACAGTGAATCATCACACATCTTAAATGGCGGATGTTCTGATGCCTTATACCAAAATACTTGATCTTCAAGTTTATTAGATTGAATACCATTACATACGACTAAGCACTCAAAATTCTCAGTACATTGGTCCATAAATTGACAGAACATTTGGAAGGTTGGAAACATACCAGCATAATTATCATAGATACGCTTTCGATTACCAATTACATTCTCACGCAAAATAAATACAAAATCAATATTAGTTCTTAAATTAGGAGGAACACCTAGTGGATATTGCATAGTAATCATTGTTGCTAAATCAATATGACGACCATTCATAAAAACATATCTAGTAGACTCCTCATTCATCCATGTCTTGTCATATAGACAATCGTCTAGAATAAGAAATGCTCTGGGGTCTACATTTGAGCTTCCACCACCTCTATTTTCACGATTTCTTGCTTGTTTAACAGCCATTTGACGCTTAATCGAACCCATAACAATTGCAGGATTATACTTATCATGAATTAGCTTAGCAGGTACTAAATCTTGGAAAAAAGGACTCGCTACCTCAGAACCAGAAATAACAGTTCCAATTGGAAAGCAATCCCTAGTATTTGCCAAAACATCTCTTACTAAGAATGACTTTCCAGTGTCACGCTTTCCAATTAATACAATCATTGGAGCTTTCTTTGAATCTAACGCACATCTATCACGGATCATATCCATGCTAAATTTTTTGATATTAAAGTTCATATTAATACTATTGCGTGAAGATTTTGATTATGCTTTAACACAACTCTATAATATGGTAAAGCGAACTAAGCAAAGTCCAAACAGTGAGTTAAGAAGTTCACATATCGAACTCTCTATTCATAAATATGATCTTTCACTTTTAGGAAATTCAGCTTCTTCATACTGGAATATTACAAATATTCAACCATACTTTCCTCCAATAGAGAAGCTTTTTAAATCGTCAGAGCTCGAATGTGTAAATGAATATGGTATTCGTTTTAATGATGAGGTCTATGTAGTGTGTGACAAGTCTAAAATAAGAACCACAAATGGTAATAATGTAGATGTTCATCTTAAAACGACAATGCTGTTATCACCATACAAGTGGATGCGAGGAGAATATGGTATGACATTAGGACTACCAACATCAATTGAGCAAGCTACACAGGCTATGCACAAAATACAAAATACCAATAATGCTGCGTATGTTGGATCAATCATATCCAGTGTACTATCTCAGTCAGGCTGTGTTCATTTCCCAAAAGTATATGGTGTATTCACAGGAACAACAACGCAGCATACGATTGATATATCTGATGATTATGGTGAATTATCTGAGAGATCTTGGTTTTCTCAAAATATTGGCAAGCTCTTTGAGATGAAACTTTCAGATGATCTTCAAGATTCGAGTGAATTTAAACATACGCGTACTGCTAGACTAGCAATTCAACTTGGAGAAAAGATAGATCTTAATGATGTGCAGGATCTAGAAACTCCCCATGTAGAAGAGGTTGAAATGGCGGGAATTAATAGAGTATTCCAAGATGATGAGGAAATTGCGGATGATGAGTCTGATTCATCGTCAGTATCTACATCATACGTATTTGCAGTTAGATCATGCGATTGTACGGATGAAGAAGACGAGGATGACGAGGATGATTCCGGAGAACCATTTGCATGGGCAACATTTAAGTCTGTTCCAGTACATGTAACAGTAATAGAAAAATGCGAAGGAACACTCTATCAGTTAATGATGATGAATCCTGAAACGGAGAAACATCTTGCTTGGATTTCACAAGTTATGTTTGCATTGGCATATGCCCAGAGAACAATTGGTTTAACACATAACGATCTTCATGCAAATAATGTTATGTATACGCCAACAGAAACTGAATTTTATTACTATAATTGTGGCGGAGTATTGTATCGTGTTCCAACGTTTGGATATACCATTAAGATTATTGATTTTGAACGTGGAATTGCATCTATTAAGGTTACAGGAATGAAGGAACCTAAAATATTTATTAGCGACCATTTCTATGCTGATGAAGAAGCTGGTGGACAGTATAACTACGGTGATTACTACATTACGAAACAACCTGAGATGAGACCAAATCCTTCTTTTGACTTAGTTAGACTAGCAACATCGCTCTTTTGGGATGTATTTCCTGAACCGAAACCCGACAATTTACTGTATAAATTATTTATCAAATGGCTTACATTAGACGATGGTACATCTGTTCTTTTTGGTAAAAAGAATCCAAGACATGATCGCTATCATGGGTTTCATCTTTACAAGGCAATAGCTCGCTTCTGTAAGGATAACGCAATTCCACGAAAGGAAATTGTTAGTTTAAAGAGTGTGTATGGTGTTGATAGTATTAAAGAAGGAAGTACAGTTCTGCTGATTGATGGTTAGAAAGTAGGTTGACCTACAAACATATCTTGAACAGGTGCTATAGCTGGGACATTTTCAGAAACAGTCTTTACTACTTCGACTACGCTATCACTTGCCGTTGCAAATACTACTCCAGATGTTAGGAGACCACCGAAGAGAGAAAGCTTTCCAGCGGTATCCCATGCAATCGGTTCACCCTTTGACTTTCTATCGAGAGCATACAAAATAAAAGCCACTAGAGCTACTGCAACTGAGGCTATTATAATCATCATTTGTTGTCTATTTCCGTAATTCTCTACAGATTTAGAACGAGAGTTTCTGAAACCTTATTTTCAAGCTCTGTCATTGGATCTACAACCTCCTCCTTGACTTCTGGAATGTCAAGTACTGCATCTTCATCTGAAATCTTAAGTTTTGGATATTCATCTTCCGATTCTTCATTTTCAAATGTCACATTTTTTGATTCATCTTCATCTTCATCTGAGGATTCTTCTGCATCTTCAATTGTTGGTACGACAACAGAAGCAGTCTTCTCATTTGCAAAATACTTTTTAGTGATGGCTTTCCAAGGAAGAAATTCCCGAATAACTTGATCTAGACATTCTCCAATAATTTTTTCAATTTCCTGGCGATTCCGAGCATGAGCTTCCGCTGCAATATTTGTATTTAGAAGATATGCTGTCTGCCATAGCTTACGTGCAGAATGAATATATACTGCATGAACAAATAAGGCAAGTGATGGTCTATCAAAATCAATTTCAATCTCCTTGTTAGATTCGCGATAATGAAGAGATGCAAATGATTTCATGTATGAAATAAATACACCCATAATTAAGTCATCTAAGTAGGTACATTTGGTTACATTTTCGATACGTTCTACTTCAGTTGCAAGAGTTGAGTCTGACCATTCTGGGATTTTTGTTAACATATTTTGAAAGGTTCTTAAAATTTGATCATTCTGTCCATTGCGTTCACATAGTTCCTTTGATGATTTATAGATACTCCAAAATCCTTCTGCAATAGGAGGAACTATTAGCGATCGTAGATGATTGGACAAATGCGTCTTGGCAAACTCTGAATCTGTCATTTGTTAATGTTAACGTTTGTTAAAAAATGTGGATAACGCAACCATGAAAAACGGATTAGTAAGTAACAATGTAATTAATTGCACATGACTTTAAGACGAACATTATATATAGTTTATCTTTGAAGTTTAATCGAATTTTATACAACATGCCGATCACACAAGAAATGATTGATATGTTGGCTCCTGTCATACCTGAGGGTGTGGCATGGGGCAATTACTTTGCGAATGATGATGATTTCTCAATTGTTTCGACAATTGAGCCAGAGACTAATATGGTTTCTGATGACTGGGAAATTGTCGGCGAGAAGATGGATACCTTTCAGGATTCTCTTCCCGTCCGAGCACCTAGATGGTGTAAACATGGTAACGCTTGTTTATGGAAGAACTGCCCGTTTCGCCATGAACGTTGCGAACACTATGATAAGTGGGTAGCATCGCGTGGTAGAACTCGCGGATGTCGTTGCCAGCAGACTGATCCTACGAACAGTAAGACACCCGAACAAGGTGGCTGTAAGTATGATCATCGCGATATGCGTGATCTGGAAATATACCACGTCTCGCTTCCGTGCAGCACATTGGCTGAGATATGGGATTCATTCTATGATCGCGGATTAGACGCACATGACTCTAACAACTTTGATGTTAGTGGAATGAGTCGTGTTAATCGCGCGCTACTTGTTCGTAGTCTCATTAAAGACGGTGCTGAGTTTGAGGATTACGGTGATTGGTTTAGAATAATTCTAAGCGACACATAAAAACTAAAACAAATAAAAAAGTAAAAAAAACTAAAACAAATAAAAAAAGAAAGACTTCGTTCGGCGACATCAGTATATGCTCTGGAACCTGTAATGGGGAATGAAGTTTTTTAATTCATTGAAAACGGATTTGATTTTTACAATGTGATTGTATAGTCGAATACTACAAATTATTCAAGATGTCAACAATGATTTCAAGCAAGCAAATGGAGACCAAGTTATACGCACTCGTTGAGTGCCTTGCAGAACACTATGGATTTGATGTCGAACAGGCATTTGAGGTGGTACGATGGGAGACTGATGTAGATTATGTTGGAGATATTCTCAAGGCGATCGATAAGAATGTGGTTGTTGAGAAGCCTGTGGCTAAGAAGGAAGAGCCTGTAAAGGATGATCTTGCTGATAAGATTGCAGCATGTCGCAAGAACATTGAGCTTTGGCAGAATAAGCTGAACGACCCTAAGCTGAAGGATGCTGATAAGCAGCGTGAGAAGATTGATAAGGAGCAGAAGAAGCTCGCTAAGCTTCTTGAGAAGATGCCTGCTCCAAAGGTCGAGGAAAAGAAGCCTGAACCTAAGAAGAAGGAATTGCCGGCTGTAAAGGAGAAGCGTATTAAGCGTTTCTCTCCTATTATGGCTTCGCAACTAAAGACAGTATTTGAGAGTGTAAAGCTTGAACTGACTGATAAGCTTAAGAAGGAGTTTCAGCAGTACGTCGAGGACCTTACTGACGATGATTTCCGAAAGGAAGGATTGTCTGATCATATGCGCTCCTTCGCAAAGATGAAGGTGCCTGTTGAGACTGTTCGAGTTGAAACAGCTGAGCAAGATACTCCTGATGAGTCAGAAGAGGAGTCTGAAACGGTTACTGTGGAGAGTGAACATAAGATTGTGGATCTTAGTCTTAAGGAACTACAGACTATCAGTCTGACTGCTACACTCGAGACACCTGAGACATTATGGGATGCCGACAATGGTCGCTATGTTAAGGGTCCTGAGGCTGATGATGATGAGGACTTTGAGGATGTTAAGTTTGAAGGTAAGGATTATGTCGTTGGAGAAAAGACTGGGCGTGTGTATGAAGCGCGTGATAGCGGTGACGTTTTCGCGGGGTTCATCGGTGTTGGTAAGTTTAAGAAGATGGCTAAGTAAAAAAAATAAAATATAAAAGCCGTAAGGCGATTTTTACATATCATCTTCCCAAAAAGAAATTGAACAATTTGGGAAAGAATGCTGAAACCACTGAAATACTCCAGGACAAGTAAATAGAATACGAGGAACATATATTTCTTCAAGTTCTGGTACTAATAATGGTTGCAAAAAGTCGCCATTCTCGTTTTTAGTTGAACTATATTTCTTCCAAGTATGGTCTAAAGTAATTTCATCAAAATTTAAATACTTTAAACTATGATATCTAAGTATACTATTATATTCACAAGAATCTGTGGTTATATGCTTTACAATACCTTTACGATAATAAGCCATATTGCAAATAGTATTCCATAATGATTGCCATGTTTCTATTACTTGACTATTTATTTTCATTACCTATTATACGTAATGAATGTCTAAATTAATGTATAAAATCGTCAGAACTAAACAGACGAATCCAAAATGTTATAACAGGTAATCCCCAAAATGAATAGAAAGGTAAAAAGAAAGCCATTGCTCCCCATAATAATGGTGATATAAATTGATTACCATATTCAATTGCCGTAAATATGGATAAAGTATATAAAAACATTCCAAAGAAATATGCAACTGATTTGAATACCATTCCAATTAAAGTTCCAACTGTTTGAGATGGAGTTGTATTTGATACTGCTTGGTTTGGGGGAGCACTTAATTTAAATGATGAGCCATCTTTGATGGTGTCAGATGACTTTTTACCATTAATAGTATATTCAACTCGCAACTCTTTTTGCTTATTTGGATTTGGATCAGGAATACCAACAGATGATGGGCTAATTTTAATATTGATTTCACCGTTAGTTGCTTGATTTTGTATAGAATCTGTAACATCTGTAAAGTTACCGGGATAACCATACTCGGCTTTTACAATCTGTAATCCTGATGCAATACGTATAGGTGGTGCATCGATTGAAACTATGTCATTATCGTTTTTTGATATTTGATTATCTTGCCCACCATTTACTGTATAAGTTATTGTAAGTGTCTTTAACTGTCCAGGCGCCGGGTCTGATACATTTAGTGTGTTTGGTGTGACAGTCAATTTTAATGATCCATCTGTTACCAAAGAAGCAACAACATTTGTAACATCTGTTGATGCTGTGCTTGTACCATATACAGCTCGTACTATCGAAATTCCAGTACTCATTCTTATTATGAAGAAAACACGACATTTGCGATGCCTCCCATAACTCGTAAAAAGTTATAAGATTCTACAAAAGCTCGAACATTATATGTATAAGCAAGTGTATTTGCTTCTGTCTTTCGAACAATGTGAACTAATTGGTCAGGAGTATAATTGGCTATTCTATCAGCTGGAATAATTACAGGATTAGGACTTCCAGCTGTTGATTTAAGAATACATACTTCATTCGAAGGAGATACGACTCCGAGTGTACTCGCTAACGGAGGTTCAACATAGGTATTTCGAAGAATGGTTTTATTAAACTGAGATCCATTTATGTGACCACTAGGTTGACCATTATCATGCTCAAGTGCAAATGAATAAGAGTAGATTCCAGGGATATCAGAAATTGTCTGTCCAGTATGATGGCGGTAGTTCTGAATATTTCTGAAGAATTCAGACTGCTTGAACCCAAATCGTTCCTTACCATCAATCACTAATGCCGATTCTAGCAATATATCTCTAGTGGAAATACCCGGCTCTTGCTGATTTCCAGATGAATACCATGGAGACATAAAAGAAGAAACACTTGAAAGTGGTGAAAGATATGGATTATCCCAGTTAGTATAATTGTCATAATCATTTTTCATAATACGATCATTGCGCTGACCAACCCATACAACACGAGTACAAAGATTACGCATGATTAAATCCAGATCATTCGAAGGTCCATGTTGTCCATGTGCTTCGCGAATATCTATCTGCGTTACAATAAACGAATGATCAGTTGATGCAATATGTGCCATCTCTGCATCAGACACAAATATATAATTACATTCCATAAATGGATTCATTCGCCATGTTAGTAGATTTTGATTTATTGGTATAAGTTGATTTGGAAAACTTGGAGGCGATAAGAAATGAGCTAAGCTAAACGTATCAGTAATAACTGGACAGGCACCACGAACTCCAAAATTAGAATTTGAAATTCCACCAACTGTCTCTCGTACATCACGAACTGTAAATAACTGATAACTATTTTTTAAGTCAACTACAAATTCAACTTCAGAATGCTGTAGTGCAACTAGTGGCAATGCTGCACCAATAGTTTCGCAAAACCAAAAATGTAGTGGAATTGTTAGAACTCTACCTGCGATAGATGGTGCCGCATTATTGGCTGCAGTTGATATAGCATGTGGATATTGATTGATACGATCAAATGCATTAGCAGGATCATATAACTCAGGAACATTTCCTACTAGTTCATTAAGAAGTTCCTTCTTATTTGCGTCAAACTTTAGTGCTGCATAAATTTTCATCCATTCACCTGTATGGCGAACTATTTCTTGACCGTTAATTAGAACTGCGACATAGTTAATCATGTTGTATCCAATATTTTGAATCCATTGGAATTCATATCCTATAGCATTTGAAGCTCCATTTATATTTGACGGAGGGGTTTTGAGTGGAACAATAGGTGAATATATGTCAGGGAGTGTAACACTTAAATAACAATCGTGTAAAAGTTGAGCATATCGTTCCACTTTTGAACGTAATGTTAATGACCCCGATTGTGTAAGATTTAAGTTGGTTGTTTTGAAATATAGTCTGAAATGTTCCATTGCAAATTCAGAATGGCGTTTATAGACAGATCTAAAGTGCGTAAAGGAGGGATTTCCTGTTATCAGTACATCTTGTGCCCCTTTGCCCACTAATTGCATTAATCCACCTGTCATGGTTCTATTATATGATTGTTAGTTTAGATTGTCTAAGTTTACTTACGAACAACAATAGGATCATATGAACATTTCAGACATAACCCATTATGTTTGATAGCAGTTCTAGTATCGCATGTGCATATTTCATGAATTGTTAATCTCTTACCAACACCACATGATCCACTTGAAGTTTCTAGAACATAATCGGCCGTTTGTGATGCTACATAATCAGTATAGTTTGAAGCAGGTCGCCTAATCTTAGATGTACCAAATTCAGTATATACTCTACGTCCACTTTCTGGTTCAGATCGAGCAGCAGGATTTGTTATACCTGTAAGTGTTGGAGGAGGGGCAGGAGATGTAGGTGCAGATACAATATACATATTTCCTCGCGCGCCATTTAGTTTTTTTATTCTCGTCCAATCACTTGCATCCATTCGTCTTGGTCCTCGTTGAATATTAGATGCCATATTATGAAACTACTGAGGTAAAAAACCGGATCTCTCCAGGACTAATTCTAATTCCAAGTCTAATTAATCGTTTTGTATCCTGAAAAGCTGGAAGATCAAATATTTCATTAGTGTCTGGATCTAAAACAAATACTAAATCCTTTGCTTTGATAATTTGAAGGCGCCGTGTTCTTCTCTGTATGTTTCGCATATAAAGAGTATCGAGATCATCAGACTTGAATCCAGGTTTATATGCTAAATCTTCACCTGTAGAAGTCGTATCAAATCGCATACACTGTATTACTGGTCTTTCTTTTGCATGTAGAGGTCTATGAATCTCACAATCAATCGCAGACTGTTTCAGTAGTAAACTGATATTCTTTACAATACGTCCTTTTTCATATGCAACTTCATATAGATACTCATCTGATGTCATAAACATTTCACGGGGTTCATCTCCTTCATACCGTTTGAGAGTCATATCATTTCTACGAATCGGAACAATATTAAATCCTTCATTAGTTGTTGATTGATCAGGAGTAAACACGCTCATATACAACTTCACTACAACTGTACGATCTGGAATAGGAAGCTTACGATGAGAGCAGATACGAATTGCACGACCAATAATTTGTTCAATAAGAGCAGGATTCCAGTATGGTTCCATAATATGTACTCTGCGTACATCTGCTAATGTAATACCCTCTGCTGCTGCACGTGATCCTAGAAATACACATAAACGATGTTCCTTAATTGAATCTTTTAGAGATTGAGGAAACGTATCAGAATAATCCTGATTAAATATCTGGCGGTGTAGTTCACGTTCGTCTTCTGCTCCACCTAAGAATACACCATATGCAGGAACACCTTCTTTCATATCAGGAGATTCTGACCATACTCCACCTTTCTTTACAAGTTTGTATTCTTGAAACCCATTTGCTACTAAAACCGCAGTAAATGTACCAATACCTTCTAAAGAACGAAACTGTGAATAAATAAACTGATTATTAAATTTTCCAGGTTCACCTATGTTTGCCTTGATATCCTTTAACATCGCTAACATCTTTGGTGAAAACTTCGCAAGTGCTTCTTCTGATAGGTATCTATCTGGTTCTGCTTTCAATCTTTCGAGTACATCTGATTTTTCAACTACAGTTTCTTCTGTCGCACCTTCTTCCGTTGTAGTACGAAGCTCGGGAGGAATAGCATAATTACAAGCAAGACGTGATGTCATACGAAAGGATCCAAAATCATCATTCAAATTTGGAGATCTAGATTTACGAGATTCGCGCTGAACTTCAATCCAACGAGTTTCTAGATAACGTTGAAACTGTTCGGGTGACATAGGAACTTTAACGAGTGTATTTTCTTCTTCTAATCTCTTAGGAAGTAGACGTTCATCTGCACCTTTGAAGTATGATACTAATCCTTGAATTCGCTTACTAAATAAAATTGAATTCTTTATAGAAAGACCATCGACAAACATTTTCATGAACTCTTCAAATTCAGTTGGAAGTAATTCAAGTTTCTCTACAACCATTTTTTCGGCGTCCGGAAACTCAATACCAGCAAATGTAGTTTCAAATTTAGTCTTCCATGTTGATACCCACGCTTTCATATCAGGATTCTGCTCTGCATCCTTGTTATACTTTACTGCTACACGCTCACCTTTCTCATTATACTGAGTCTCGAAATATGGTGGGTTACGTGTTAACATAATAGTTCTCTTAACTGAATTGTATTCGATGGTATCCACATCCTTTAGTTGACGAAAGAATCCATTCATTAATGCTTCGTCCCACTGTGTAGCTGACTTAGTAGGAATAGAAATGCGTTCTATGGGTCCACGTAATAAATTCATTAGGTAAGAAATTTCCTGAGGTTTATTGATAACAGGTGTTCCAGAAAGAGCAACTACCTTACAGTTCCGTGCGTTAAGAATACGGTCATAAATCTTAGAGCGAAGTGACTGCTTCATTGCGTAGTTAATCAAATTATGAGCTTCATCAATAATCACTACAGTGTCATCAAATTGTTGAGGATTATCTGGTGGAAGTATTGTATCAATATTAGAACTTGAGATACCGTTATAGTTAATAAATGTAAATCGCTGATCTAAAATATCATCAATCTGAGCTCGAATACCCTTTTGTATATCAAGTGATAGAGTACGAAAATTTGGTTGACGTTCAGGAGATGTTACATAAAAGCGCCCATTTGTATCTAGAAACTTCTGAGAAATACCCATGGCTTTTGCTTGGGTGACATCATCGGGTCCCTTAATAGACTTAGGTTCCCAATACTGTTCAAAAGCATAAATAGGATCGCCACATTTACGAATCTCACCCTTATAATTATCCGCAAGTGAAGCAGGTAATAAGATGTAACACTTTTTGGTGCTTAAAAGTGACTCTGCAACAGCAATTGATGAACATGTTTTACCCGAGCCGAGACCATGGTATAATAGAAGACCTCGGTATGGTGTTTCCATCATAAGATATTCGCGAACGATCTTCTGATAAGAAAATAACTCTTTTGAGCTTTTAGACATATCGCCTCGACGTGCACATAAATCCTCTTCTGAATCGGCTGTATCAAGTGGATCTATATCGGTCTTTCTATACTTCAAAAATATACGTGTTATTGAATCTGAGAATGCTTTTCTATTCGGTAGGACGAACATTCTCTCTACTTATTTTTGGCGACGAAATCATAATGGAAGCAATCATCCGCAAAAATCCGAAGCTTTGGATGATATCAGTATATCTTTTTTTAGTAGCTGGGTTCTTATATCTTAAACCATCAGCAGCCTTTGGAGAAAAAGGACGAATCCGACCTTTCGGCACTGGGAAAAAGGAGTCGACCGTCTTTCCAGTATGGTGGTGGATGTTTGGATTTGCAGTAGTATCTTATTTAGGTGTAGTGTATTATCTAGATTTTAATCTTCAATTTGAATAATGAATTTTATAGATCTGGGTATTATAGAAAGAATAATTTCATTAGGAGAATTTTGTTATTCTAGACTACATCCTTCAAGATTTTCCATTTATGACTATACGCAGGATAAGGTGAGAATGCCATTTGATGGATGTACGACACCATATGTAGCTATGTGTGATTTGATTGAATCTAATTTTTTAGACTTTGAAAGAAATCTAGAAGTGAGAGAAAAAAACATATATAACACTAAAATGAACATAAAATATAATCATGAAAAGAACTTAGACGTAGAATCGGTAGCGGCTCAATTGGTTCTTCGTAAAAATCAATTTATAAATGCTTTACAGAATGCTAAGAACACTGTGGTGTTTTTTCTTACTTATAAAAAATATCCATCTGAAATAATTAATATTATTCAAATGAAATATCCAAATTTAAAATTTAAAATTTTTACGTTAGACTGGTCTGCTTATCCTACTATTAAAAATAGAATTGTGGATGATAAATGTACATATATTAACCTACCTCTTCCTGATAAAACTTATTCTAATTGGAAAGATGTTGAGACACCTATTGGACAAATTTACGAGAAAAAAGTTTTATTAGAATTCTTGAATTTTCTTAGTGAAATTAATAATATAAATTATGACATGGAAACAGTTTTTTCAAACAGAACTAACTACTCTTGGTAGAATTAGCCTCCTTCTTGCGCTCTTTCTCTGCTAGTTCCGACATTAGTTTCTTCTTAAAGTCTGTCATTTCCTTCAAATTTGTTTGACATACTGTCTTTTCACTATTATGAATATTCCAAACAGTTGTTACCCATGCAGTTAACATTGTAATATATCCAACTCCTAGAATTCTAGCACTATTCTCTGGAATACCAAATGATTCAAAGGTACTTGAGAATGGATGACGAACAACAAAAAAAGCAGCGGCTAGTGTATATACAAGAGTTGGAGCCATAGCGGATATCAATCCTTGCTTAAAAGAAGTAGATGTTCCAATTTTAGAACATTGTAGCTGTGTTGATAATAAAGATATAACAAGACCAGATAAAAACATCACAACAAGAACTCCTGCTGATGAAAATGCAAGAAGTTTATAATCCATTATTTTGAGGCAAGAGAAACGATCCGCTCCAAATCCGAAATCATTTGTTTACGTTCTACATAATGTGGGCGAGTTATATTTTTGCATTCTGTGAGAGTTTTCCATCCTATTCCGGAAATCTCACGTCTTTGGCTTGGTGTGAACTTTTGTGATAAATTAATAAATGTTGAATCTTTCAGGAGTACTACAAAATATACATGCTTATACTTGATATTGTTTGTTCCAGTAAAAGTTTCAGTAAATGTAAGATCTTCTCTAACAGTAAATGCTGCACGTGGAATATTAGTTTCTTCAAAACATTCACGAATAGCACAGTCAATATCTGTTTCACCTTTCATTCTACGTCCTTTTGGAAATCCCCATTCTGGTTCAGTAAACTGAGATCTAACAGTTGAAATTATATTTTTGCGATCAATTGCATTAAACTTATCACGTGCGAGTATATATTCATCTGTATCTATATCACGCCCATTACCCCATAATTTTGTCCATAAAGTTTCAAATGATTCTGTAACAATTAATTTTTGTTCTTGAATCGTCATATTCTGCAACTGACGTTTTACATAATCTTTATCACGTGTGTCATATTTTCCACGTATAAATTCCATATATGACATACTATCCTTTCGTCTCACCATAAGCACACTAACTGTTCTTGGATCAACCGGTAATTCAAGTGGTTCATAAATTCCTCTTAGAAATAGGATTCCACATGATATTACTGGATGTGTACATGATCTGAAGACGTGACCTTTGTCTCCACAGTTATTACAATACATTCTACTTATATCCATCTGTCACTGTTAAGACGTCCGTTTTTTACTTCGGTGTTTCTAACAAATGAGTTGGTTCGAATCAAAACCTACTGCTCTTCCAAAATCAGAACTAAAGTTCACACCTGACTTTTCAAGAGTTACTCTTACAGGTGAAGAATTGATGAAACAAACCGCGGCATTTCAAGCTCAAGCCCGAGCTGCTGCTGATGAAGCTACTGCTAAGGCTTCTAAGGCTGCTCAATGGTTATATATGCCAATTCTATACCTACTTGGATTTGTAGTTGTAATATTTGGTGCTATTCTTGCATATGATGCCATTGCAATAAAACTTGGTTGGCCAACTGCTCTTCTTCCTCAGCCATCAAAGTCTTCGAGTAGTCAAGTTCCTTCATCTAATATCCTATATATTAGTTATGCTCGATATGGTACAGATAATAAAAGTAATTATAGCGATGTGACTTCTTATGTAACTTCAATGGTCCAGAATGAATCAACATTGCCTTCATTTACAGTTGGTTACGCAAATGTTGGACTTGCAAAAGATCCTTATCCTGGACAATTAAAGACCTTGTATGTTCAGTATTATGTTGGAACAGGCGGATATACATACCTACAGGCCGATGACGGAACACCATTCCCTCAACTTCCTCAATCTAGCGGTGTAAATGCTCCTGCTCCAAGCTCAGCACCTGTTGGAAGTCAAGCTCCTCCTCCACCATTTCTAAGTAAACTTTATAGTTCATTATTTGGAAATAGTAGTGGTGATCTAGCTCCAGCGTTCCATGATGCTACAACATCTACAAGTATTCAAGGAAATCTTGCTCCTTTGAGTGCAGAACGTGATGGTGGTTATGGCATGCAGTGGTGGATGTATGTAAAAGATTGGAATTATGGATACGGTAAAAAGAAGTCAGTTGTAAAACGACCTGATAGCACAAATGGTGCTGTAATGAATCCTCATATTAGTTTACATCCAACTGACAATTCACTTCAAATTAGTGTATCAGTATATCCTGCTACAGAAGGTGGATCTGGAAAATCAGAACCTGCTCCCGCTGGACATTCCGGTTCATCAGATGATGTCTTTGTTTGCGAAGTTCCTAATATTCCTTTACAGACCTGGTTTTCAGTTAGTGTTACTGTATTTGGTCGTAATATGGATATTTACATTGATGGTAAATTAGTAAAATCATGTTTCTTAAGTGGCGTTCCTAAACCTGCGGTAGGTGATATTCAATTAACACCCGATGGTGGATTTTCTGGTCGCATGTGTAATTTCTATCATTATCCAAAAATGTTAACACCATCTGATGCTATGTCATTTTGGCAAGCAGGAACAACGTGTAAGAATCAAACAACAACAGGTAAGTCATCTGCTACTGGATATTCTGTAAAGTTTGGTGTATACGATTCATTGGGCAAAGAGATACAAGAATATGCTTTCTAACTTAAATAATAATGTTAGGTACATTGTTTTCTTTATGTAAAAGAGGCGAACCTTGTTCTAAGACAGTTGAAGAAGAAACTGAACGAGTGCGTAATAGTCTTACTAAGTCAAAATATGATATAGTTCACTATGAAGAAACACATCCTCTATATGACCATTATAGTAAATTCATTCAAAAAAGAGCTAAAGATTTTTCAGAAATAATTTGTAGAGGAGCTGTTTCACCTGAGTATATTGCAGGAGCTCAAAATAGAGAACCGATATTAACTGTTGCACGCGGTCTTAAGACTGATGGTACTGTAGAATATAAGGGATTTGCACAGTCTTTGGTAAATAAATATTTTGCAGGAACTGAATTACATATTTTTACTATTTGCACATCACCCGGATCTGGATTAGGAAAGGCGATTATTGACAATCTTGAGTCATTCGTAAAAAAACGTATGAAACTTAATTTTATTACATTAGAAAGTGTTGATGACGCAATTGAGTTTTATGAAAAAATCGGGTTTGATTATGCCAATAGATATCCGGGACTATCAGAAGATTTAACTCCAATGGTTAAGAAGGTTGGTGGATATTCACCTTTGAAATATTTTAGTGGACTATCTTCTCGAAAGAAAACTCAAAGAAGAAAAGAGATTTCTAAATTTGGTAAAATGTCATCTAAGAATCCAAAAGCTTATGTAGGATTCTCAACTGATAAAAATATCAAGACGAGAAGATCTAATTATACTGCTAAATTTAAGTCAATGTTTCCAAAAGCTAACTCTTTAACTCAAAAATCAAAGGCAACTGGAGTTCCTGTTGGATACTTGAAAAAGTCGTACGATCGTGGCATGGCTGCGTGGAGAACAGGACATCGTCCAGGTGCTACTCAACAACAATGGGGATATGCTCGTGTACACTCTTTATTAACATGCGGAAAGACTTATGATACTACCGATTCCGATATTGTAAAAGAAGCAAAGAACCGATCTAAAACAGCTAGAAGATGGTTTAATAGGTGTAAATAAATCACCGACCTTCTATCACTCTAAACATTGCATAGTTAAGAGCTACCGATATTAGTGCTATGATAGCAAATGTTGGAAATATTGCGATTAGTAAAATTGTTTCAATACTCATTGAAGTTGGTATAAATAATGGCTAATAAATCCGTTTTACTATGAATATAAGAAAACGGATTTAATATTGTCAATTTTTGAAGTATTTTAAATGTCAATCGCAATACAACAATACTTAAGTGAACACAGAATTGCCAATACTAATGTA